ATGTACAGGAGGATCATTTATTAATTAACCCTATTGACCATACCCATGAGAAAGTAAAGGTTGATGTTGCTATAGGGAATGATATAGGATTCCGTTGGAACGGAACAGAATATGAATTAGTAGCAGATATACAAACTTGGAAAGATCCAGTTCCTCCAAAAAGGTTTATCGAAAAGGTTACTCAACAGTATGCAAGGATGACTATCCATAATCAGATAAAAAATGATGGATTTCAAGTGTTAGAGGAGTGGGAAATGGATGATAATAGCATCGAATTAGTAGTCACTCGTTGGAATTGAGAATATAGGGTATAAATAACCCTGACACTGTGCCGATATAATGGCAGATAGAACATCTCGATCATACAAGGATATAACTCTCGATTTTTTACCTAATCCCGTTACTGGAGATCTAAGTGTAATTAAGAATGAGAGGGCAATAATTCGTTCTGTAAGAAATTTAGTACAAACTAAGTTAAAAGAACGCTTTTATAATCCTGATTTAGGATCAGATATCTATGAGACTTTGTTCGGGTTCTGTGATGTTGCTACAGGAAGTGTACTAGCAAGAGACATAAAGAGTCTTCTAGCAATGTGGGAACCCAGGATTGATAATATTATAGTAAAAGCAGACCCCAGACCTGATCAAAATGAATTTGAAGTAACTATTTCCTTTGAAGTAGTGGGTCAGCCTCAAGCATTGTCATCATTTTCGTTCATTTTAGAGGCAACTAGGTAGAAAACATGCCCGTAACCAAGTTTACAAACCTTGATTTTGACCAAATTAAGGCACAAATCAGATCTTATCTGAGAGCAAACAGTAATTTTACTGATTTTGACTTTGAAGGATCTAATTTATCGATGCTAATTGATATCTTAGCGTATAATACTTATATTTCAGCGTTCAATACCAATATGGTTGCTAACGAATCCTTCTTGGATTCAGCAACTTTGAGAGAAAATGTAGTTTCTTTAGCAAGAAACATTGGATATGTACCTAGATCTCGTAAATCTGCTCAAGCAATTGTAAATTTTGACTTTAAATTCAACGGAAATAGTAATAGTATCAAATTAAGGAAAGGATTGGTCTGTGTAGGAGCACAAAATAACACTTCTTTTACATTTTCTATTCCAGAAGACATAACTATTGCTAGTCCAGTTGATATTGGAAGTAATATTACAGTAAATCCACCAAGAACAGCAGAATTTAGAGATATTACAATATATCAAGGTACACTTTTAAAGAAATTTTTCACTGTAAATGCTAGTTTACAGCAAAGATACATTCTAGACAACTCATTTGTAGATACTGCTTCAATTAGAGTGTTTGTAAGGAAGTCTGGATCGACTTCTGGACTAGAATATTCAAAAATTGACAACATTACAGCAATTAATGAGAAGTCTAACATCTATCTTATTCAAGAGATCAAGGATGAGAAGTATGAACTGCTATTTGGAGATGGATTATTTGGTAAAAAGTTAGATAATGGTGATGTTATTGAAGTTAGTTACATTATTACTGATGGAAAGGCAGGAAATGATGGAAAATTCTTCTCATATAGTGGAGATGCTGTAGATGATGCAAATAATCCAGTAGATGCATCAACAACTCCCCTAATAACTACTCTACAGGTCGCCAAAGGAGGCGGTGATGTTGAAGATATAGAGTCAATTAAGTATATTGCACCTAGAGTCTATTCATCGCAGTACAGGGCGGTTACAGCGAAGGATTACGAAGGTATTATACAGAGTGTGTTCCCTGATGCAGAGTCTGTTTCTGTTATTGGTGGTGAAGAATTGGATCCACCTGAGTACGGAACGGTTATTTTAAGTATCAAACCTAGAAATTCCACTTATTTGTCTGACTTTAGTAAAACACAAATTTTAGATAGATTAAAAAGTTACTCTATTGCAGGAATTAACCAAAGAATCGTCGATCTTAAGATTCTTTACATTGAACTTGATGTTACTGCGTATTATAATTCCAATGTTTACAGTGATTCTGAAGGATTGAAGGCACAAGTCATTGATTCTTTAACAACTTATGGAAAATCTACTAATTTAAATGCATTTGGGGGTAGATTCAAGTATTCTCAGAGTCAGAGAATTATTGATGATACAAATAGTGCATTTACATCCAATATTTTACGATTAACCGTAAGAAGAGACTTGAAACCTGTTTTCAATGCTTTTACACAGTATGAATTATGCTTTGGTAATGCTTTCCATGTCAATCCTAAGGGTAAAAACATAAAAAGTACAGGATTTACCATTGAAGGTAATCAAAATACATTATATTTCACTGATCTTCCTCATGATGACTTAAAAACAGGTGATATTGCTGTAATTCAGTTATCTGAACTATCTGGAGATGATCCACCTGTGGTTGTTCCTTCTGCTGGTACTGTTGATTATGTAAAAGGTGAAATAATGATCAATACGATCAATATCACAAGCACTACTCGTGCATCTGGTGTTGTTGAAATTCAAGCATATCCAGAATCTAATGATATTATTGGATTGAAGGATTTGTTCCTTCAATTAGACATGTCTAATACTAGGATAAATATCGTGAGAGACACAATATCCTCTGGACAACAAATATCTGGAATTGGGTATAAAGTCACATCTAGTTATTCTAATGGATCCATTATCAGATCGTAAAAACGGATGATCGAAACATATAGCCCCTTATCTTCAAGAGTAAAAACTTACCAGGTAGTTTCTGACCAAACTCCTGAGTTTGCTGTTGCGGAAAATCCACTATTCGAGGATTTTTTAAAACAATACTATATCTCACAAGATTACCAAGGTGGACCTGTAGATATTGCAGAGAATATCGATCAATATATTAAAATTGATAATTTAACAAAGGATGTTATATCTGGTATTGTATCAATTACCTCTGATATTACCACAACTGCAGATACAATAGAAGTTTCCCCTAATACTAAAGGATTCCCAAATCAATGGGGTGTTTTAAGGATTGGTGATGAGATTATTACATATTCAGGTGTAACTACTAATAGTTTTACTGGTTGTGTAAGAGGGTTCAGTGGTATTACTTCATATTATGCACCTAATAATGCAAAAGAACTATCATGGACTGATAGTATTGCTTCTACACATGATTCTGGAGATATAATACAGAACTTAAGTGTATTATTCCTACAAGAATTTTATGATAAGTTAAAGGCACAATATACACCTGGTTTAGAGGGTGTACCGTTAAGTCCTGAACTAGATGTTAATAATTTTATAAAAGAGGCAAGAAGTTTATACGAATCTAAGGGTACTGACGAATCTTTCAAGATTTTGTTCAAAACATTGTTTGGTTTAGAACCAAAAATCAATGATCTTGAAAAATACCTCATTAAACCCTCTTATGCCAACTACTTAAGAAGGCAATCCTTTGCTGTACAGTTAGTTTCTGGAGATATTGCAAATTTAGTTGGACAAACACTTTATCAGGATAATGATCCAGGAAATCCACTAGTAAATGCTGCCAGTGGACCTATTTCAGAGGTTGTGCAGATTAGAGATGATTATTACCGTGTTTCTATCTTTATTGGTTATGATGATAGAGACCTAATTCAAGGTACTTTTGTCGTTCCAGGTAGAACTCAAGCAATTGGTCAAATTGGTCTTGGTGCAACAGTTATAACCGTTGATTCTACTATTGGATTTGGGCAAACTGGGTCTTTAGAGGTTGGAGTATCAACAGAGACTGATTATCAGAAATTAGACTACACTGAGAAGACAATAAACCAGTTTATTGGTGTAACTACAACAAGCAAGGATATTGCGTCTACTAAAAATATCTTTACACCTACTTTTGTTTATGGGTATGAGAATAATGATAATAGTAAGCAAGTTGTAATGAAGATAACTGGAGTTTTGAGTCAATTTGACTCTCTTCAGGATTTGTATGGATTATCTGAGACTTCTAAGATTAATGTTAAGAACCTTGGAAGATTTGTTACCAATCCACAGGTAAATAAGACTTGGGAACAAATTTTCTTCAATTCTTGGATCTACAATACTAGTGCTAGGTACTTAATTGATGATTTAACTGGTTCTACCTTTACTTTGAAGGGTGAGATTGATAAGTCTAGTTTAAAGACAGGTGATAGTATTGAATTATTGGTAAGAAACACAGAAACTGTTGCTGCGTCACCTCTAGTCATTACTTATGTCAATACTACCAATAATTCAATAAGTGTACAAGGAACATTTAGTACTACACCTGGATATTTCTATGATATAAGAAGAATTCAAGAAAAAGCGTCTAGTACCATTGTTCCTATTGTTGGTGGACAAAATCAGATCTTATCTAGTGTTTCTAATACTTATATTTTAGATTCAAAACATTCAGATAGTGATAAGAAGGAAGGATATGTCGCTTCCAACTCTATTCCGTCATATCCAATTGATACTGATAAAGTTCATGCTCTTTTAATAGATCCATCCGTATCTGGTGGATCATGGGAAGGATATCAGACTTTAACTAACAGATATACTACTATTTCTTTCCCACAGGATGTTCCATTTAGAACAGGTGAAGAAATTGCTTATGTTCCAGTTGGAAGCAGTATTCCTATTGGTGGATTGGATGGGGATTCTTATTTTGTAGAAGTATTAGCACAAAAGAACAAAATTAAGTTATATCCTTCTAGATCCTTCATTCCATCAGGAATTGCAGTAGAATTTGCTCCTCCAGAGGTAACAACTGGAACTCATGATTTTGTTAGAATTGAACAAGCAAGAAAATCAATTTTCCCAGGTAGAACTCTTAAAAAGTTCGTTCTTGACCAAGATTTAACTAGAGGAAATCAACAATTGACATCATCAGAGGTAACTCTAGATGGTAATACAGGAATGTTGATAAATGGTGTAGAAATCACCAATTATAAGTCTGACAAGTACATTTATTATGGACCTCTAAAAGCATTAGATATTGTCAATGCTGGTGTTGGATATGATGTTCTCCATCCTCCACAAATCACTATTGAGAGCAATTCATCAGGAATTAACACTGCATTTGGTAGATTATCAATTGGTGGTACAGTTACTGATGTTTTAATTGATCCAGTTGATTTTGAAATCAAAAAAGTTATTTCTGTTGATATACATGGTGGTAATGGTGGTGGAGCAGTTGCTCAAGCAGTAACAGAATTAGCATATAGAGAATTTACATTTAACGCAAAATCATTCTATGCTGGTGGTAATATTGATCCTCTAGATGGGAAAGGTGGCAGATTTATAATGGATAAACCCCATTATTATAGATCTGGTGATAGAGTCATTTATAGAGCAAATAATAACAATTTAGTTGGATTGCACACTGCTGCATCTGCTGGTATTGATACATGTCTAGTTGAAGGACAATCTTATTATGTCGGTGTAACTAGTGAGACAATATTTAAACTTTATAGAACAAAATCTGATGCTGTTGCTGGTATTGCCAATACTGTTGGATTTGGTACAACTGCTGCAGATCTAAATTCAGGTATTCATCAATTTAGAGATTATTACACTAAGAGAAAGATTTCTAGAGTTAGTATCTTGGATGGTGGATCTGATTATACTAATAAAGTAGTTTCAATTCAACCTACAGGAGTTAGTACTAGTAGATCTTTTGTCGAATTCCCTAGTCATGGATTTAAAGATGGGGAAGTTATTCATTATGGCATATCGACTAGTGCTGGTGCTACTGCTATTACTGGATTAACTACTAATTCACAGTATCAAGTATTGACTCTTGATGAAAATAGATTTAGACTATGTTATTCTGGTATTGCTACCACAAGAACTCCAGATAAGACCAATTATCTTAATAAGGAGTATGTTAGATTTACTGGTCATGGAGTTGGATATCAGAATTTCTCATATCCACCTGTAACAGTTGATGTTAATGTTATTACCGATTTAGACAAACCAATAGTTATAGATGCTATTCCTGTTGTTCGTGGAAGTGTCTTAGAAGCTGTTTTGTATGATAAAGGTATGGATTATGGATCCAACATTATCAATTTTGAAAAAGCACCTTCTGTTGATGTAAATTATGGTCAATTTGGTCAAATTGGATTAACCATTGTTAATGGTAGAGTTATAGATGCATTTGTTCAAAGTAGAGGAATAAACTATGATGGACCTCCAGAATTAACAGTAACTGGTGTTGGTAGTGCTTATGGTGCTAAACTTCGTGCTGTTATGGATGGTAGAGAAATATCATCAGTTATTGTATTATCTTCAGGTGTTGGATATGCTGCAACTACTACTAATGTTATAGTTAAATCTCCTGGAGATTCTGCAACATTCTCTACTAGAGTTAGACAATTAGTTTCTAATAAGTATAAAACTAGTGGTACAGAAAATGGTGATTATCTTACTCCAGTTGACGGTGGATTAGCAGTTGAATCTGTTGCTTATGGAGCAACTGTCAGGAATGCCTTTGGTGATGATGGTGGTGGACATTCTCCGATTATTGGATGGGCATATGATGGTAATCCCATTTATGGTCCATATGGATTATATGATGCCGATGACATTCAGTCTACTTCTGCTAGATTGAAGTCTTCTTATAAGATTGATACTACTAAAGTTTATAATAGACCATCTTTGGCAGAATATGAGGCAGGATTCTTTATTGAAGACTACTATTATGATGCTTCTGGTGATTTAGATGAGCATAATGGTAGATTCTGCAAAACACCTGAATTTGATGAAGGTGTTTATGCATATTTTGCTACTGTAGATGAGTTTTTATTACCAGAGTTTCCATATTATATTGGTGAGACATATAGGGGAATTCCTCTCAAAGTTAATACAGTTCCTGGTGAAAAGATTAAGCAAAGTAATTTTGATTTTGAAAATTCCAAATTAATACGAAATACCTTCCCATACAAGATGTTTGGGGATGGAGTTTCATATGATTTTGTATATCAACCATATAAGCAGATCCCTAATGTTGCTACACCAAATAGGATTGAAGTTGGATCTATAGAAAATTTAAATATATCTCAATCAGGAATAGGATATACTATTGGGGCAAAAATAAACTTTGAAGATGAAGGTACTGGTGGAAGTGGTGCAACTGCTTATGTAAGTCTTTTAAATGGTAAGACTATTAATAAGATTAATACAGCATTTGAACAGTATAACAATATTGTATTTGAATGGAAGGTTAATAGCGTTACTGCACATTTTGATCCATCACATTCATTTAATCTTAATGACTTCATACAAATTGCTGGATTATCTACTAGTGTTAATAAACTTAAGGGTTCTCATAAGATTAGTTCCTTAAATATCTCATCAACTCTTCTAGAAGATGGATTTGTTGGTTTGGTCACTGATATTAGAGTACAGTTTATACCAGAAAGATTATCTGTTGGTGCTACTATTGGATTCTCTACAGTTCTTCCAAATCCAGTTGGTGTTGGTACAACTGTTGGAATTGGAACAGAAACTGCTAAAGTTCTGGATATTTTCCCACAAGATAGTGCATTAAGAATTCGTAGATCTCTTGGTGTTACAACTTCTGGCATAATTGGATTAGGAATATCATATTATGCAGATGAACTAGAAATACCAATAGTTACTAATAAATTTGGATCTAAACCTAATCGTAAGTATTATTTTAATGCTTCAGAGTCAATTGGTTTTGGTACTGCACCAGGAGCATCAGTAAGTAATTCATATCAATATCTTGGTGTTACTACTACTAGATCTCAATTAGTACAAACAATTTATTGGCCTAATCATGGATTAACTACTAATGATGCTATTAAGTACTATGCACCTCCTGCTGGTCAGACAATTTCTGTTGCTACAACAGATCTTTATACTGGTACTTTCTCCATAACAGACGGAATGGAGGTATATGTTACTGCAAAGACTGCTAATACTATTGGTATCAAAACTACTAAGACTTCAAAGGATGTTTGGTTCCTTGGTGCTAGTGGTTCTACAAATGACTACAATTTCTTATTTGAAACACAAGAATCTGATCAAGTTACTGGAACTGTTGAAAAAATAACTTCTACTGTTCAAACAGCATCAAATCATGAGTTAGAAGATGGTGATGTTGTTAATTTAATTGTTCAACCTGGTCTTGCTACTGGTATTGGAACAACAACCTATGCATCAGTTAAAATTATTGATGATTATCTAATAATCAACCCTATCGACATTAATGCATCTGGAATAAACACTGATACTAATAGAATTACTTCATATAAGCACAATTTGGTAACTGGTGATAAAGTATTGTATTATGGTGCAAACTTACCTCAAGGAGTTAGTCAAAGAGAATATTATGTTGTTGTAAATGATGAAAATACATTCCAAATTGCAAATACTCTTAAGGAAACTACAGGGACTCCTAATGTTGTTGATATAGTATCAATTGGTGGTACTGGACAAACCATAAACCCAATTAATCCACAAATAAGACCATTTAGAAGTAATGATCTTGTTTTTGATATGAGTGATCCTACTTTAGCTGGGAATAACTTAAAATTCTATTATGATAACAATTTCTATAATGAATTTGTTGGATCTGGTACAAGTCTTGGTTTTGAGATAATTGGTGTCACTACAGTGGCAACAGTTGGTGTTGGATCAACTATTCCTGTTTATAGTAACAAATTCCATCCAACTATAAGAGTTCAATATTCAGAAACTGCTCCTAAGATCATATATTACAGTTTATTCACTTCATCTGGTATATCCACTTCTGATAAGACTGTATTTAATGGATCTCAAATTAAGTATGTTGATAGTTCATATACAACGGATTATAGCATTACTAGTATTGGGGATACCACATTTAACCTCAATTTGAGAAATAAACCAGAAGCTCTGAATTATATTGCAGATGATTGCTATAAACTTGAATATACTACTAGTTCAAGAAATGCTACTGGTGGTATTGCTTCAACAAGAATTGCCAATCCTGGATTAAATTATGGAAGGTTGCCTGGTATTTCTAGTATTGGAGATCGTGGAGAAAATGCTACTATAATTGCAGAATCAGCACAAGTCAATAAATTAGATTCTTTAAATGTTCCAGAGGATGTTTTTGGGTATCCATCCGATAATACTCTTAGACCTGATGCATTTGTTCCTAGAGTTGTCAACATAGACAGTTTTGAAACTATTGGAGAAGTTAGAGTTGTATCTGGTGGTAAATTCTATATTACTGCACCAGCACTAGCATTGTACGACAAAGGAACTGGTGAAGTATTGGATAATGGTCTTATTACTTGTGAATTAAGTGACTCTGCTGTTACTAGTGCGACTGTTTCCGTTCCTCCTATTGGTTTATCTAATAATGAATATGCTATTGCTCCTGTTAGGAATAGTAATGGTATCAGTGTTATTAATGTACAAGCCGCTGCTGGAATATTAACTGCTACAATTACTACCCCTGTTCTTGGTTATGTAACAGAACCAATACAAATTGGTGATAAGTTACTGGTCGAAGGTATCGCATATGATGCTGGAAGTGGTGATGGTTACAACTCTGGAGATTATAAGTTTATTCCATTTGAAGTTACTGGTTATAATGATGGAGTTAACCCAAGAGAAGTTACATTTGATTTAAATGGAATTTCTACAAATCCTGGTACTGGAGCAACAGTTGCCTTTGGATTTGGTCAATTGACCCAAGCAAACAATCTTGCTGAGTTTGAAGTAATTAAAGCTGCTTCTAAGTTTATTGAAAATGAACCATTCAAGAGAAATGATAATCCTGTTGCAGATGTTGCATTAGACTTTATCGATTCAAATGCTGCTAAGATTATTGTTAGTGGTGCAGAACCTTTAGATATTAATGACACATTAACTGGTAAATTAAGTGGTTCATCATGTAGAGTAATTGGTATTAAAGAATTTGAAGGTAGTTTTGATATTGCTGCTTCCGCTACAAACTTAGTTGGTTGGAGAGATAATGTTGGTCTTATCAATGATACTAATCAGGTATTACCTGATAATGATTATTACCAGAACCTTTCTTATGCAATTGAGAGTCCTAAGACATATGAAGACTTAATCACTTATGTTAATGATATAGTTCATCCATCAGGGTTAAAGAACTTTGCTAATACTGAAGTTATGACCAAGGGAAACCCTGGTGATACAACTATTCCTGCAGAAGATGCTGGTGGTCTAGTTCTTGACTTTATTGGTGATCCACTTAGAGTTGATTCAATTTATCCATATGATTTGGCAAGAGATTTTGAAGCTCAAGGAAATATATCAAAATATGTAGAATTAAGAACTACTAGATTATCTGACTACATTTTAAACAAAACTAACAGAGTTTTGAATCTTGATGATGTTTCAGATAAATTTGTATCTAATGAGTCTAACGATTTAAGTGATTTTAGAAAAATAGCATATTATCCTTCAGGAAGGTATTTCCAAAGATTCTTAACACAGACTGTACATCAGGCAGAAGATCCTGCTAAGAACCATTACCAATTTAACGAATTCATCTCAGTTACTGTTGATGAAGATACTTTCTTGCTTGAAAAGAACGGTATGCATAACTGGAACCAAGTAGTTGGTCTCGGTACTGGATATGGAACATTTGATACGGTATATTCTCCTGCATTATCAGAAACACAATTATTGTTCCGTCCAAATGAACCATTTGACACTGATTATGAAGTTAAGTCTCTACAGAGCAATTTCTCTGATTCTGTAGGTCTTGGTACTACTAATTTTGGACATATTAGGTTAGAAGGTGGAATGGTTACAGTTGGTGCTGCTGATACCTTAGGAAATGCATATACAGACAGTCTTTTTGGAATATCCACTACATCTAGTAAAGCAGCTATTATACAATTCTTAGTTATTGACAATCCTGGGGTTAGTTTACCAAAACAGGTTGATTATCTAGAATATGCGGTTATGCATGATGGTGTTGATACATATTTGACAGAATTAGCAGCATTTAACTCAAAACAGAATCTAAGTGGATTATCTGCTCCAAACTTTATTGGTACGATAACATCTAAGATTGAAAGTGGTTTAGTTAAATTTGATTTCCAAAATAGTCGTTCAAATACAATAAATGTCAAGTATAAGTCAATTATAGTTGATCCATCTACTATTGGGGCATCAAATTATAGATTTAAGATTCCATTCACTCCAGATGGAACAGAACGATCAGGAAGACTAGAAGTAACTAGTCAATCAAAAGCTGGTATTGCTACTGTTGTTGGTATAACCAGTCTTTCAGATTTAACCGTTAAATCAACAGTTCATGTTGGTTATGGAGAAACTCAGTCTTTACATCAAATTTATCTCTTATCTGATCCAGAAAAGAGTATGACTTTCATAAGTGAGACTCCTTTAGCATCAGTTGGAACCACTGCTGGTATAGGTACATTTGGATCTACTTATAGGTCAGATGGTACTTATGGTCTTGAATTCCACCCATCTGTTTCTGGTATTGTTAGTGTTACCGCTTACAATGAGGTAATGTATAAAGTATTAGACCCTAATGGTGATATTGATGGTATAGGACAATTAAGTTATGGAGAAGCATATGAAAATATTGCTCAACAGATATATCTTGGTATTAATAATAGAAATGTTACATCCTTCGATTTAACATATAAAGGAGTACCAGTTTATGCTCGTGAAACTAATATTTCCAATCCTACGGAATTAACTCGTAGTACTGGAGTATTCAATCAACAACACTTCTTCTCTACTTATGAACAATTGACATACAAACCAGATTCAAACCTTATTGGAATAGGTGGATCTGCTCTTGTATACAAAACAGGTGCTGGTGTAACTGGATATCTTCCAGAAACGGTTTATGCGATTAAAGATAACAATCAACAATTTAGAATTGCTCTAACTGTAAATGATGCTATAAGTGGTGCTGGAGTAACATTCTTAGATAATACTGGTACTGGTAACCAGCATAGATTCTCTATGAGAAAGAGAGATTCTAAGTCTATGATTTCTATTAGTGGTCTTGTACAGAAACCATTATCATATACTTCTATCAATTATGAACTTGATGTTCCCGTTGCTGGTTTTGTAACTGCATTTGTATTAAGTGGTATTTCTTCTGTTACTTCTGGAGATTTGCTTAAAATTGAAGATGAGTATTCTATTGTAAGAACTGTTGGTTTTGGTACGACTACCATTGGACCAGTTGTAGGAATTGGCACATGGACACTTGTTGAGGTAGAAAGGGGTGCAGTTGGTACTGCTGCTACTTCACATGCTGCTGGTCAGACTGCTAGACTCTTTAGAGGATCATTCCAGATCTTAGATAGTAAGGTACATTTCACCAATGCTCCTCTTGGTGGTGATATGGGAATAGTCAATGCACAGAATTTACCATATGCAAGGGCAACATTTGGTGGAAGAACATTCCTAAGACAAGATTACGCTAAGAACCAAATATTTGATGATATATCTGAGAGTTTTGATGGATTAGAAACAACTTATGGATTAACTTCTATTGGATCTGGTGTTACTGGTATTGGTTCAACTGGTGGTAATGGCGTACTATTCATTAATAATATTTTCCAAGCACCTTATAGTGAGAATAATGTCAATTCAAACTTTAGGATAGATGATTCTAATGCTGGCATTGCTAGTGTAGTATTCACTGGTATCAGTTCTCAAGGATTTACTACTCCGATAATAGACATAGGTGATATTAATGAAAACCAACTTCCTAGAGGTGGAATTATAGTATCTCTTGCTTCTACACCAGGTAGAGGATATGCTCCATTTAGAGGTGCAAATGTAAAACCACTAAGAGATGTTAATGGTGTTATTACAGGTGTTGTCGGTGTTCCTACAGCAGGAACAGCAGTTGCTATTAGTACTGCATTCTATAACAATGTAACTGGTATTATGGAGGTCAGTACAGTTGGACCTCATAATCTAGAATTATCTGAAGGTGTTTACTTGAATGGACTCCAAATGGAGTGTATTGGTTATAAGCACATCTTTAGAAGTGCTGAGTCTAATGCTCTAGTATTGGGTGGTGATTATGTACATACTTGGGCTGGTGGTACTGCTACTAATGCGGTCAATGTCCAAAGTGGTGCAGAATCAGGTAATCAGAAGAGTCCAAATGGATCTACTTATGACGCAAG